TATAATTGATCCTAAGACAGCGGTATTACCAGAAAATATTGCTCTTCGCTATGGAATTGATTCGTCCGGCGATTATTTCATTGAAGATGCAAAAAAAGGTAACGCGAACATCTTCCCAAGCCGTGGCCCCGGAGTAGCTTAATGAATCCCGCAGCAGGTAAATTAGCGCAAGAGCTACTAAAAAAGTACGCATCTGCGGTAATGTCTGGTGGTGGAACCGGTGTTAAAGCCGCGCTTGAGAATAGCGCGAGACTCGGAACCATTGCTCAAGGTACACCTGAAGTAGCCGCTAAGGCGCTTTCACAAATCCCAGGGATTGGTAGAGCCGCTATGGGCCTGCCTTTAAGCATGGATACTATTCAAGCAGGTGCACGCGCACTACCAGCTGTCGCGGGTGGTGCAACCACACTTGGACTTGGGGCCGGTTCTGTTATTGCTTCCAACATGCTTGCTAACGCTGTGACTAATCCTGTCAGGCCGACTGCTTTTAGCACTCAACAATATACTCCAGGTCGTTCGCCACTTACAAATGAAATGGCGGCGGAAGCGATTTTAGATCAGCAGCGCTTCATGCACCAGATGCAATTGATTGAAGCACGGAATGCTGCAGCTGCTAGATCCGGATCACTACAAAGTGGAATGTCGAGTAACTTTGATATGATGAAGATGGCGAACCAAGCCGCGAATCAAATGTTTACTACTCCTAATTACGCTTGATACGTCATGTCTTCTTATTACGGTACTGGGCCTGATATTGATGACATTTCAGATGCCATGCGCAGTGGCAGGTACTATGCTGCGGAAGATAGCCCAAATCCCCTTGCTCCTGACTCAAACATTGGTGACCCAGATGAAGAACGTAGGGGTGGTGGATTTGGCGAGGCTCTTGTAAAAGGTCTTGATTTTCTGAACAAATACACTGAGAAAAATTTCGGTCAAAGCGGAAAATATACGCAAGCTGCTCAAGATGCAGCACAGCGTCGTCGCGAAAGTAGCAGCCCCTACGGAACAAAAGAAGTATTTGATAACTTTGCTATTTACACCCCGCCACTACCTCAAATGGGTGCTCAAACAGCATCAGGCAGTAGTGGTAGCGGTTTGTTTAAGGATATAGGCGGACTTGCTGGAAGTCTTGGAGCTGCGGCGGGTGTATTTGGTCCTCTTGGAGTACCAATTGGTATGGGTGTTGGTTCACTTATCGATAGGTTTGCTTAATTTGATTTACAACCTATAAAATAAAAGACAAAGAGTAAAGAATTATGTTGCTGCCACTTATCGGCGCCGCCACTGGGGGCTACACAGCATATCAGAAAAGTGGTGGCAACCTAGGTGCTACCGCACTTGGAGCAGGTTTAGGTGCACTTGCCCCAGGGGCTTTTCGCATGGCGGGAACTGCCTTGGCAGGCACCCCTGTTGGCGCAGCAGGCTTGTCTGCGTTAAACCAAGCTTTAGGTAAAGTTGGAGTTGAAGCCACCGCCAAAGGAATTGGTAATATCGCTGCTCTTGGTGGTACCACACTCCTTGGCGGACTTCCTGGTACTCTCGCAGCCTCTGCTGCTCCTGTCGCCTCACGAGGAGCTGGCGGTGCAGCTAATTTAGCTGTATCGGCAAGTCAGCCTGGCCAAGCAATCTATGACGCAGGTGGTGCTGTCCCGCAGACACCGTATCGCCAAACGCCTTATGATTCGCTTTCAGTTGCCGATCCCAGTGGTCAAATCGGCGCCGCTCGTCTTAACGAATTGTTAATGCAAGATGTGCAGCTCGCTGGCATCCGTAAACTGATGCCCGAACTGTTTAAATCCGCTGAAGCACGTTCTAAGACTGAGTTCCAACGTCAGATGGCTGCCGCTGGCATCCGGCAGAACATTGCAACTGCTGCAAACATGTTAGAACGTAGCCAGCAAGCAGCGCAGCAAATGGGTCAGACCGCTGCCCAGCAAATGGGTAACGCTCTTACCAGTCAGTATCAGTATTCGTAAGATGTCCAACCCCAACGCGTCCTTCTACCAGTTACCTAAAACTGGTACATTCTCATATCAACCGTTCGCCGTTGGGGCCGACTATAAGTTTCCAGATTATTTTAGCTCTGTCTTTAAACCGACAGAAGCTCAAATACAAGCAAAAGGCGTAAACCTCACATCCGGTGGGAGGGATCAACCTGCATTTGATTATCAGTCCAAGGACGGTGCGGTACCGGGTTTCCCTTCAGCTGCCCAACAGTGGGCTGATTTTATGGCTGCTACTTCCCCAATTCGGCAGCAAGAACGGATTCAAGAGGCTCTGATTAATCAGCAAATAACACAGCAGCAGTTAGCTTCTACATATCCCTTTTTGAGTAAAGCTGCAGAGGAGGCTGCTGCGCGTAGCTACGGCTATAGCGCAAAATGGGAGGATCTAAAACAGCGGCTTCCCTCTAACTTGCAAAATATTGCTGCATCTCAACAAGCACAGGCTAGCGCTGCAGCCTCAGGTGAAGCCGGGATGATTAACGCCTTGGCAAACTTGCAGAACGCGCAGAGGCGGATGAATTATCGTGGCAGCACTTTTGCCGTTGGTTGATTTGCAACTGTATTCAGAAGCGGTAAGTTAGGGCATCTTGAGTTACAGGTCGTGCACGCGTCCCTATTTTTGATGCCCGTTGAAGAGCTGTTCAAAAGCAACAAAATCTGTGTACGGCGCTCTGAGATTCACCGTTGGGGCGTGTTTGCTTTGGAGCCGATTAAAAAATTTGAGGTAATAGAAGAATCTCCGTATATCTCCATTACTTTTGAAGAGCTCGGTAATGCACCTTCTTGCAAGCCCTATGCTTATTGGTTAGAAGATGATTGCAGCTTGATTGGAATGGGGTATGCCGGTCTTTACAATCACTGTTTCGACTCCAACGTTGATTATCAGGTGGATAAAGTTAGTGAGTTGATTCGTCATTATGCCACAAAAGATATTACAGAGGGAGAAGAGCTGCTCCTCAACTACGGTAAAGACAACGTCAAATCTATTAAGAATTTGAAGTAAGTATAATGTAATCACAGAAATTTTAATCTTCCTACTTTGACGTGTGTCGCTTTGAGTAGGTCAATTAAACTGGAATCAACAAGCTATCCACTTAGTCTAAGGAGTTAAAAGAATGGGCGGCGGAATGGGCGGCGACGGCGGAATGGGCGGCGGTGGCGGCGGTGGCGGCGGCGGAATGGGCGGCGACGGCGGAATGGGCGGCGGTGGCGGCGGTGGAGCAGCAAGTGGCGGCGGTGGAATGGGCGGCGACGGCGGCGGTGGAGCAGCAAGTGGCGGCGGTGGAATGGGCGGCGACGGCGGCGGTGGAGCAGCAAGTGGCGGCGGTGCAATGGGTGGCGGCCTTCACCGGACTCTACCCGCTGGACCGCCCGGCGGCTTTGCAATGGGTGGTGTCGCAGGATCCCGACCGACTATTCAACCGGCGCCGATCATTGGAATGGGTGGTAGCCGTATGGCCGGAGATGCTGTACAGCAAATCGTAGGAACTGGCAAAATTTCTGGTCAAGATATCCGAGATCTCCGTGATGCAGGGATTAGTAACCAAAGAATTGGGAATTTAATCGAGAATCGTGGGGCTGGTAATAATGCATCTATCGTAGCCAATGAATTTGGAATAAATATTCCAGGTAGTGGAATGGGCGGTGGGATGAGTGGTGGAGCAGCAGGTAGTGGAGCAGCAAGCGGTGGGGCAGCAGGTAGTGGAGGAGGTGGCGGCGGAGCAGCGGGCAGCAACACTGTCACAAATATCCCAACTCAGAGTCTCGATTTACAAACACTTCTTGCTGCTCTTAACACGCAGCAAAGTCAACAAGATCTTCTTTTTGCATCTCAACTAGATAGACAAAATTCTGAATACTTTACTGGGCAAAGTCTGCGCCAAATTGAGGCGCTTGGCGCAGAGAATCGCCTAACAGAACGGGTTCAAGGTGAAGAGCAACGTGCTGGGTTTGCCGCACAAGGTGCGCAACAGCGTCTAGGAATTGAAGCCACTGGGGCGCAAGAACGCAAAACACAGCAAGAACGCTTTATTGGTGAGGCGGGACTTATTGGTGCACGCGGTTTTGAAGAACGCCTAGGAATTGAAACGACGGGAGCTCAGCAGCGCCTCACACAAGCTGATTTATTAGCTGGACAAAGAGAGCAAATTATTGAAACAGGAGCTCAGCAGCGCCTGACACAAGAAGAGCTCCTTGCGGGTCAAGAACGGCAAATTGGATTAACTGGAGCACAAGAACGTCAGACGCAAACAGAACGTTTTGCTGGTGAAACAGGACTTATTGGTGCACGCGGCATCGAAGAACGTCTTGGGATTGAGACCACTGGAGCACAACAACGTCGAACACAAGAAGAGCTCCTTGCTGGACAAGAACGGCAGATTGGTTTAACTGGCCGAGAACAGCGGGCCACTCAAGCTGAACTTCTTGCCGGACAAGAACGACAAATTGATTTAACTGGAGCACAAGAACGTCAAACCCAGCAAGAACGTTTTGCGGGTGAGACAGGACTTATTGGTGCACGTGGGATTCAAGAACGTCTTGGGATTGAAACCACTGGGGCGCAACAGCGCCTAGGAATTGAAGCTACTGGAGCACAGGAACGTCAAACCCAGCAAGAACGTTTTGCTGGCGAAACAGGACTTATTGGCGCACGCGGAATTGAAGAACGTCTAGGCATCGAATCCACTGGTTTACAACAGCGTTTAGGTATTGAAGCTGCTGGTTTACAGGAACGTCAGACACAGACAGAGCGTTTTGCAGGTGAAACAGGGCTTGCTCGTATTCGCGGTGAAGAAGAGCGGCGTGGGATTGAGACTACCGGAGAACAACAACGCCGGACACAAGCCGATTTACTTACAGGTCAAGAACGGCAGATTGGTTTAACCGGCGAACAGCAGCGTCTTGGGATTGCAGCTACAGGCCGTGAAGAAAGAGCTACACAGCAAGAACGTTTTGCAGGTGAAACAGGTTTAACTCGTGTTCGCGGTGAAGAAGAGCGTGCAGGAATTGCGGCCACTGGCCGAGAGCAACGCGCCACACAGGCAGAACTGCTTGCTGGACAAGAGCGACAAATTGGGCTAACCGGACGTGAAGAACGCCTAGGTATTGCAGCACGTGGACTTGAAGAGCGTTTAGGTATCGCTACTACTGGGCAAGAACAACGTGCTACTCAAGCCGAACTTCTTGCCGGACAAGAACGGCAGATAGGCTTAACAGGCCGAGAGCAGCGGGCCACTCAAGCTGAACTTCTTGCTGGACAGGAACGGCAGATTGGTTTAACTGGACGAGAGCAACGTGCTACCCAAGCTGAACTACTTGCCGGACAAGAGCGACAGATCGGTCTAACCGGACAAGAAGAACGTCTGGGCATTGCAGCACGTGGACTTGAAGAGCGTTTAGGTATTACCACTACAGGCCGAGAGCAGCGGGCCACTCAAGCTGAACTTCTTGCCGGACAAGAACGTCAGATTGGTTTAACCGGTGAGCAACAACGACTCGGAATTGCAGCTACTGGAGCACAAGAACGTCAGACGCAAACAGAACGTTTTGCTGGTGAAACAGGACTTATTGGTGCACGCGGCATCGAAGAACGTCTTGGGATTGAGACCACTGGAGCACAACAACGTCGAACACAAGCTGATTTACTTGCCGGACAAGAACGTCAGATTGGCTTGACGGGAGAGCAAGAGCGTGCAACACAGCGTGAACGGTTCGCTGGCGAAACAGGTCTCACTCGTGCTCGCGGCGAAGAAGAGCGTGCTGGAATTCGTGAAACCGGCAGTGAGCAGCGGCAAACCGGCTTGCAGCAAGAGATGTTCAGGCGCTATAAAGAAGAGCGTGATTATGAGCAGGCTCAGCGCCAGTACCGAGTATGATTTCGTGGCTTGAAACCCTAACCGATAAAGATCGGGAGGTTTTTCTTAACTTCTGCAAAAGGACGAACTCACCCGTTCAGATGTACCTGTATGCCAGATTTCTTGGTTTTACAGGAGGCATTATTGAGTGCGACGAATGGGCAAATCGCAAGCATAAAAAACGCGATTTCAGTGCTCTATTGGAAGACGAGATCGATTCTATGCAACAGGATATTTTAAAATTACGCGAAGCCATTGACATGGGGATGGTTAAGCAAGATATGGGCACTGCTCGAATTGCTATGTTGCAGAAGGAATTACGCGGAACTATTAAACAACTAAGTGACGAGCGCGTCTTATTAGATAAACAAGGTTTGATTCTCGCTGGTGCCGATAGAGCTTTGCGTGAAATGTTATCGATTTTCCGTGATGATCCTATTGAAGGGCCGCTCACTGAAGCCTCTATGGGCGTCTGGACTAAAATCCTACAAGAAGAGTCGTAAGCTGAGTGCGCTAAGCTACGGCTTAGTGATGTTGAAAGGACGTGGCCGGAACAAGTCTTTATTCAGTTTATAGGCGTACGGCGCGAGCAGCAGCTCAAAAACGAGTAGTTAAGCAAACTAGTAGCGTCGATATTGCGCGGGCACGTACGGATTTTGCTTATTTTTGTGATGTAGTTGGAGACAAACCGCCGGCAGCCCATCACCTTGAATGGCACAAGCACTTATGTACTGATGAAGACTCGGTCTGCCTAAAAGGTATTGCTGGCCCAAACATAGATATTCTTGCCCCACGTGGCAGCGCAAAATCCAGTGTTTTAGGTTTATTCACTGCCTGGACTATTGGCGTGCACGCGCTGCATAAAATGCCGTTGAAGATCCTTTATATTTCGTACACAATTGATGTTGCACGCCCAAAAAGTGCAGCGATCAAAAGAATTATTGAAGAGAGTAAAACTTATAACGAAATTTTCCCAATGGTTAAAATTGCCAAAGGGATTAACTCTAACGAGTATTGGAGCATTGATTGGAAATTCGCTGGAATTAAATCAACCGGTGAAGAGGAATTTACTGTTTGTTGTGCAGGCTTGAAAGGCGCTGTGACCTCTAAGCGTTCACATCTTTGTATTATTGACGACATCTGTAAATCTGCTGACGAAATTAAAAATAGAGATATTCGAACAGCAATGGAAGATAACTGGAATTCCGTTATTGTTCCAACTATGTTCGAAGGTGGTCGCGCTATCTGCTTAGGTACACGCTTCCGGCATGATGATATGCACGGCACCACCTTTATTCCAGCTAACGATTGGGTCCAACTGGTGCAGTCGGCGATTGTCGTTGATCAGGAAGGTGAAGAAATCTCCTATTGGCCCGACATGTGGTCTTTAGAATATCTGCAAGATCGACGACGACAAGCACCAATTGCTTTTAGTTTCCAGTACCAGAACCAAATTGTACAAACTAGTGAGCTATCGCTCTCTCCTGACCTAATTGTGAAGGGCACAATTGCCACACAATTTGATGCTATGGGTGTCGGTGTCGATCTTTCTGCTGGTGTTCGAGAGCAAAATGATTACACCGCGTTCGTGATGGGTGGTCGCGTCAAAGATAAAATTCACATTATTGACTGTAAACGGATCCGCATT